TTCTTCCTGAATCCCACCAATAACTCAGGAGGACAATTGGATTTACCCTTCTTTTGGTTTGGTAACTATATCTCACTAAGCGATACCGATCGCACAGCTCTAGGAGAAATGACCATCAAATCAATGGGTAACCTTCAGCACGCCAACGAAGGTAACGATCCAGTAACAGTTACGGTTTATGCTTGGGCCAGTGATGTGGTACTCACCATGCCAACTTCAATCACTACGCTTACAGCACAGAATTATTCCCCTCAGTCCGGAAATCTCAATTCCGGCGATGAGTATGGTAAGGGTATAATTTCTGCACCTGCCTCAGCAATTGCGCACGCTGCTGGCAAACTCAAAGATGTTCCTACAATCGGACCATATGCACGCGCAACGGAAATGGTAGCAAAAGGAGTTGGTGACCTAGCTACACATTGGGGATATTCACGTCCGCCTGTTATTACTGACATATTGTTACAGAAACCAACACCAACTGGTAACCTGTCCAATACTGATGCAGCAGATGCGGTCAACAAACTATCTTTGGATTCCAAACAGGAGCTTACTATTGATTCACGCACAGTAGGATTAGATGGAGAGGATCAGATGGATATCGCACGATTTATTCAACGCGAATCCTTCCTGACTCAATTCACTATGAATGCTAACCAAGCACCTGACACAATTTTATGGAATACCAGAGTTACCCCGAACCTGTACGGAGTCGAAGGGGATGAAATTCATCCAACCCCGATGGCAATGATGTCACAGGTTTTCCAAGAATGGCAAGGATCTATCAAATTTAGATTCCAAGTCGTAAAGTCAAATTTCCACAAAGGCAAATTGTTGATTAGATGGGACCCTCGTGCCCATTCGTCGACAGTTCAATACAATACCGTCTACAGTCGGGTTGTTGATTTAGCTGAATGTGATGACTTTGAAATTACTGTAGGCTGGGGACACGCTGATCCCTTTCTAGAGACAGGACTTATGACCACTACAGAGAACTTTGGAACCGATCGTTTACTTAACGATACAGGTATCAATTTCAATGGAGTATTAGAAGTTGACGTTGTTAACAGTCTTGTTTCACCATCTATCGATTCACCTATCCAGTTTAACGTCTTTGTTTCGGCATGTGACGATTTTAAATTTGGACAGGTTGTAGGAGAGAAGATGAAGCGATATGGCTTGTGGTCTACACCACCTGCTGCTTTCAGTCCACAATCTGGAGTAGTAGATGGTCCAGCCATTGCCGGAACCTCGGAAGGATCTACCGA